CAACATAACAAAAATTTCTCGTTGGGTTATTAACGTCATATTCTTCTTTCATTTTTTTATCGTGAAGAAATTTTGGTCCCATTTGTACCAAAGCATTTAACAAATCCTTTCTATTCAAATTTGCTATCTGAAACATTTTTTCTATTTCTTGATCTGTTATTTTCATAATTTCCTTTAAAAAATATATGGGGGGATTCACCAAGATAAAGGTTCAGTCCCCCCATGTTATTCCTCTAATACAAACCAATCTGATTTATACACTACCAACCAACTCGGATTCGTAGGGAGGAATAATATTCATTAGATGTTTACCGTGATACAACCACGTGAAATTTTGAAGTTTGGACTCGTAGAACGATTCTTAGATGTTCTTGAAACACCCAAAGAATTAAGTCTATTTGAGTTAACTCGAATTCGTCCATCCTTTTCTACGGAATAACGCAATGCTTCTCTACTCTTAGAGACTCGGCTAGATGAAACAATATTGAATGATGAACGGTGGTTTGGATCCTGAACAACAGCCAAACGTTGACCTACACGAAATCCTGCTTCTTTTGAAGCTTTTCTTGAAATACGGAAATAACCCGTTGAATCTACTGTAACCATTACAGCACCTTTAAATAAAATAAAACATATTGTGATTTTGAACGAAATACTATCGTTCTTAATTATACACAAATATAATAAATTTTTCCCACATACGCAAGCATTTTTTTTTATATTGTTAATTTTATTTCTAACAATAGTTCATTTTCCCTTGTTTTCTTCATAGGTTTGCTTAATTTACCAAGTGCTAACAATTCATTGTTATCGTTGTATAACCCCACAGTTGTCACATATGTCACTGGATCATTTCCGAATCTCTTATTCACTATAACACCATCAGTTTTAGTATTAGAAAACGTTGGATTGTTGGTATAGTTTGCTTCGGTATGCGGAACTCTTGCAAAAAAGTGTGTTGATACCCTACGAACAGAATTTCTCAAATACATAGAGTTACCATTTGACATCGAACCACTTATAGATTCAAATAGATTTAATTCATTTTTAGCAAATGTATTGCTAGATGTTACGGTTGTAAAATTTAGTTCCGAATTTAATTTAGTTGAGTCTAATATTATTAAACCTAAATTTGGATAAATCTCACCGTATGTTGTAAAGTTTGTATTTGTTTTAGCATTACCCTCTCCGGATGAATGTATACCATCGGAAAGGCTTCCACTTACCATACTGAAAGAGAAGTATGGTGAATCTGTATAGTATTTATTATTTACCAAATCACCTGAGTTATCTATTAGTGTTATATGGTGAGTTTCGTCATTCAAATCCATTAAACTCATTTGAAAATTGCCAACGTCTATTCTATCCTTTATAGTTTTATTATTGAAGTTTATTACATAGAAATCATTTTGATTTTCGATAATAGAACCATTTGTATAAAACTTTAGATTGTTTTGTCCATCATCCGAAACCATGTGTAAGTACTGTGTATAATTTGCTTTTGATGGTGTGTCTGTTTCCCTGTTACCAAACACAGTTGAACCCAATCCTAACTTGTTAGCATATATTAATGAGAATTGTATATCGTTAGTGGATTCATCGAAAGCCATTACATCTGTATAGTATTGCCTTGAGTTTTCAGATTGAAGTGAACTTGTGAAACATGAAGACATTGTTGCTTCACTATTAAAACCACCATCAGTAAACATAATGGGCATTGATCTTAAAATGTCTTTGTCCATTCTTAATGGATAATATGTTGATATTACGGTATCATTATGACATTCGTGATCACTTATAGCACGTATTTCCAAACGCGTTGGAACTGCGTCGGGTGGAATCTCTCTATTTTTATAATAATATAAACCGTCATCTGGACATATAGTATAAATTGTGTCCGTATAGAGTATATTACAATTATATGGATCGTTTGGATCTATACATGGTGGGTTTTGTACCGATAATTCATAACATTCACAAACAGCATCTATGGAGTTTCTTATTATGTTTTCCCACTCTATGACAGTTTCCACCTCTGTCTTAGTTGTATAGTTAAATAATTGTTTTCTCTCACCATACAGATTACCGTTCTGATCTATTTTACCATCAAAGCATTCCTTGCTGGATGTATATTCATATATGGAAGTTCTTTCATAGGTAGCTGGCAATCCTTGATAACAAGGCTTTCCTGGTATTGGGTAGTACTTTGATGTGTCTTTAGATATGAATTTATATTTTTCTTCGTCTATTCTTCTCTTAGCGTCAACCAATGTAAATTTTACCTTGGTACAGTCATCGTTGGACAGTTTTTCACCACACCCAGATTTACCACGACAAATGTTTGGAAATGCACCATCCATTAATTTTTTACTAACACGCAACCATTTTGTCCCCCTCGGTACATAGTAACCCTCAGCGAACTCAGAATTTATTGGAAATCCATCAGCTTCTAACGGTAATAATGCACCATCATATCTTGACGAATCATCATCCAATCTTGGATCATTCATGTCAATAGTTATATTATCATAATCAGAACCAGACCAAGCTTTCCATATCGTTTGCCAAACTATATTTTGTGTTATTGATTTATCCTGTTCCACGGATATTGTACCCAATCCAGGTATTTTTACGGGTATTTGATTATTTCTATCTAATGTAAAACCATCCCAAGTTACGACTTCACCAATGTTTACGTTTGAATATTCGCCACTGATAGGCAATACACCGTGACCTTTTGGAACAGTACCACGTTTTGCCAATGGTACAACACTATTTATTATACCATCATTACGTTTTACTTTTTGTAGTAATCTCTCTCTTATACTGACTGAGTTTCCACTGTTTTTAGATTTTTGTTTAATGTTTATATTGCCCAAAGATTCTATTTCATCGGTGGAAAATTTATAATACCAATCAACATAATTAGTGGCCCCATTGTTGCACGGTTTTAGTGCATAGTCCAACTGTCCAACCGCTAATAGAATATCTGATTCTATTATACCCGACACCTTTTCATTTATAACAGCCTGACCTTGTGACTCTATTACCACGTCTCTTTTTAAATACAAATACAAATCAGCTACCAAATACCAAGTTCCAGGTATAGTATACCCAGCTACTTGTTCCGTGATTCTATTATTTAATTCATCGTGTAGTGGTACTAATCGTATGTCCCTAAAAGCATAAACTATATCGCCGTAACCAAATTCACCATTCTCATTCATTTCCTTCAGACCAAGAATCTCTCTAATGTCTGAGTTTTTGTATTCAGGCAATAACCCACCTTCTTCCTCTTTTTTAAAATATAATTGCCAATCTATCAACTCATCACGCGTGCCATTTTGTTTCAATATAGGACTATATCGCTTTTCATTAGCAGGAACGGGTACATTGCTTCTTGGTATACCACCAAGTTTATTTCCATAGGTAGAACGCATTATTTATTTTATATCTATTATCCGGTGAATAAAGCACTTCTTAAAACAGCACACTCTTTGTTGTTCAATTTGTTTCCAGCACAAACCATTAATTTAGCTTGTATAGATTCCGCATACTTCACTAAGTAATGACTGTCAACCATTATAGGTTCTTCTTTTTTAGCAGACTTTTCATAAACCTTTTGAATATCATGTAAGGAATTGAGTATGTCTGTATATTCCTTTTCGTCTACGAGTTTTGATAACTCTATCAAGGCAGCAATCTTGTCATTCTTTTCTAACATAATATCTTTTATTTTATTAACCACCTTTTCTACTTTTGAATCAACACCTTCAGTTTCTTCTTTGATTATGTTTAAGATACGTTCTGCATCTTCCATTAGTTTTTTTCTTGATGAAATATTCACGTCTAACTCCTACGAGATAATAAAAAATAAAGTCCAAAAAATAGCAGCGCAACACCATAAAATATAAGATCTGTAACGATATAACTCCCTGTGAGTTTTGTTACAAAGGCAAAAGCCGCATCGAATCCAAGAGGATTGAAGAACGTCCCTAAAACTAAGCACGTTTTTGCTACTACACCTTTGTATTTTTTTAAAAAATTTCTTAACATCACGCCATCCCATATATTAACCTTGTTGTTAAACAAACCATTACAGATATAAATATGGGAAAAATAACTATTATTATGATTTAGGAGTTATTATTTCTTCTTTCTTTAGCGTGTTGTTGATTTTCGTCATTATCAACCCACTCTAAATTATTATAGGAATTATCAGTGGTTATACCGTTCTTGTGGTTTATTTGATTTTTACCTTCTTTTGGATCGGGTAAAAATGCCTGTGCTACTAATCTGTGAATATAGTATTTGGTAACAACACGTTTTCCGTTACTATATTTTATTAGCTCACACTCTAAGTAACCGTTTTTAGTTTTACGTGGTTTTAGTATAACCTCATCGTGTTTAATCGTAGTATCATCGTATCCAGATCTTTTAAAAGGAGACTCTCCCGCTAAACGTTTTATCTTTCCTAATGACGAAATTTCATACGAATCTTCATATCCTTTTATAGGCTTCCATCTTTCACGTTTGCGTTTAGTTTCTTCTGGCAATATGTTTGTTAATTTTATCATACTAATAAATATAGAATAAATAAAAAAGGGGTGGAAATCCACCCCTTCAATTACTTTGAAGCCTTTGCTTCAGCAACAGATGCTTGATTGTATGGTGTAATAAGTTTTTTAATTCCACCAGCTGCCTTACGAGCAACAGCTGCATCCTTCTTTTTTGTTGAGTTATGAGCAGCTTCAAATTCTTTATACAGATTTGAAATTTGTTCAAATAGTTCTTGTTTAGTCATAACAAGTCTCCTTAATTAAAAAATGTTTGTAAATAATAAATGTTATAGCCTAATCGATATAACACCATTCTTTTTATTTTATCTCACAAGCACCACCGGCACAAGCAAGTTCACCTGACAAATCAGTATTGTCCTCTAATTCTATCACCCTACTTAAATCAACATCATGTAAAGTTTCCATTAACTGATTGTATTTGTCTTCATCAATATCTTCAAACGGTGCCTGAATATATGTTCCGCCGTCATAAGGCAATACTGAAAGACCGTTGAAGTGTTCTTTGTTTTCCCACATCCAATTACCAACCGCATCCCATTCGTGTTCACGGATAGAAACTGTTGCAGAAATGTTGTGTGTATTCATACCTGTTCTGTGTCCAGGTTTAATCCAATTCTGATTGAACCATTTTACTCTCTCTAACAACTGCAATGGGCTTTCTGTTCTCATAATAGCACCATCTGGTGCCTTTTGTGGAACACCGATAACCGCGGTATCGTGTGGACGGAAGTATTCGTCCTCTATAAGTTCGGGATGATTGATTGCAAGATATGTATAAATTGCTTCATTTTTCCCAACACGAACACGGCGTAAATAGAAATCGTTGTGCCATGCATGAATTCCGGATGAACAGCCTAACGTCAATGATGATGTTCCAGCGGGTTTAATTGTTGTTGTTCTTGCACTACGATTGATTCCGATTATACCAGCAATTCTTTCATTTTCTTCACGAGAAACTTTAGCAGCTGCCTTTAAGTCCAACTTTTGAACTTTTCCAGATCCAATACCCGTCATACCAACTCCGAGTAGTGCATCTTTTTCAGTTGTTCTCTGCCAAATAGGACGTAGGTAATGGAAGTCTGTATATCCAGCTTGTAAGGTTCCGATAAAGGAAGCTGCACGGACTCTCTCTTCCAAGTCTTCTTGACTTTCAACATCGGAAACATTTACTTCACAAAGATTACAAAATTGAAATGGACGTAAAGCAATCTCACAACAAGGATTTGTTCCCCAATCTTTATCATTTGAAAGATAAATTCCAGGTTCACCCGCATTTGATAATTCTATTTTTTTCCAAAGTGATTTGAAAAATTCTTCTGACACCTTACTACGCAGTAAAACCGCCGAATTATTCGCACGGCCTCTCTGTGGATTCAATTCCCACCAATTTCCAAACTTACATGAAATCATATCATCATCATCTGCCGAGAACAATGATATAAGAGCAGCACGGCGAATGCCACCAGCAAGAACTGCATCTGCAATATGGCAAACAATATCGTGAACTTCAATAGGTGAAAGCTGTTCGCCATCGCTTTTGAGGTCAAGTATTGCTCTAATTTTTTCAACACATATACGCAATGGCTCTGGACCAGGCGCCTTACCACCACTTGTAATCAATCTCGCACCTTTATGACGAATGTCTGAATAGTCAAAACGAATCGATGATCCACCTGTGAAGTATGATTTCATAAGTGCCTTAATAGCATCAGACCAACCTTCAATCGAATCACCAATTAGAAATCTCCTTTCTTTTGATTTCGGTCTGTGTATAGTTGGTAGTTTTTCAACATGATGTTTTTGTACAGAGTAACCTACACCAGTGCCACCGAGAAGAAGAAACATCACTTCACCAAATGCACGCCAATCATCAATAGGCATATAAGCACAGTTATAAATTCTGTTTGGAGAAATTTCTATAGGTTTACCACCGAATTGTAATGAACGCATTGATGGTAATACTTTTTTATCATATACCATTTTGTATACATTCTCAATCTCTTCTTTTAATTGAGGATACTTTCTTTGATGCATTTCTTTGTTTCTCGTTACCAATTCTTCCCAAGTTTCTCTACGATTCTTTTCGGGAATGAAACGAGCGTATTTCATATAAACCGTAATTTCAGACAAGATGCGATTGCTAATGTCCATTATCTCTCCATTTATTTTTTTGATAAAAACTTTATTTTGCTACTATAAAACAAAACGATATAGTAATAACTATACCGTTTGAAAGAAAAAAATTGACTTTTGATAAAATATTTTTTTAATAGTTACCTACATTCCATTGCATACCATCCCACCATTCAAAGTTTGGATAATGTGACTTATAATGAAATTCATCATACCACTCACCAATATAAAGATATGGATATTCGTGGTTTAACAATTCATTTATGAAATAATAACAAGTCATTGGTGTTACTCCATCTCTATGAAGTTTTCCACCAACTACTAATGAAAAATAGGGTATATTATCAAACCAATTCAAAACACCAAATATATTACTATTAAAATAATATATCTCATGTTCAAACGATAAAACCGTGTCCAAAAATTCTTCTATAATTCCATCATATAGATACTTTGAACTTTCAAATATTTTTTTGTAATCTCCACTCTTACTAACTCTAATCTTAGCAAGTTGATAATGCCTTCTTGATGAAATTGGTGATATTTTTATCCTTGAAGACCTACATTGATACCACTCACCATTTGATGTTGGTAGCCATCCATTTTCAAAAAGATATTTTGGAGTTTCATTATCAGGCTCACAAAACAGTTCACATAAGTCAGAGTGTTCCTTTAGATCGTACTGACCGTTCAGATGACTGATTCGTATTTTCATTTAACCTCTCGTTATAGTATATTGACCGTTCCATATTAGATTCACCGGCATCTAAATCGGTGTGGTCATAATTCATGTTTTCCGTATCCGGTGTAACCCAACGGTGATTCCTTTCAGCAGTCCACAGTGTATTATTGTACATTCTATCTATTACAAAATCACTTTTAGTGGTGAACGCTGGATCATGAAGCCTAAAACGATTATTAGGTTGTATGGCAAAATTGCCGTTATCCATCATAATTACGTGTCCGCATTTATGTTGTGATGGATATTCGGAGAACAAGTAATCTGTATCTCCTGAGTCTGTACTGGAAGCCCAATCAATCGTAAATAAATATCTTCCTGTATACTCGACTCTTCTCCTTGATATAAATTTTACAGCTTTATTTTTTAGGTACGGAAACTGAGTGACAGATATGTGGTAGGAGAAGGAATCCCACAATACTAACTCATCTAACTCTTGCTCTTCAGCATCTTCTTTCCAACAAAAAGCATGTATAGGCATTCTCCACCATATACCACCATCCTCCATAACAAAATGAAACAGTGGTGCTTTTCCTGGTATAGAAGATAATCCAATTATAAAGCAAGGAAATTTGTTTTCAAAATTGTCTTTTTGATCTCTCAAAAAGTTACCACGCACATAACAATCTATTATAGGTATAGGTGAATTTAAATAAGCCATTATTAATTCCAATATAAATATTAAAAACTATCAAATTTATTGACTGTTTCCAAATTTTCTATACCACCTAACTCTTTCAGACGTGTATTCATTAATTTTTTAGCAAATGGATCACCTTGCATACTAACGGTCACACTCTTACCCATATCGGAATTTGGTTCATATATCTCAATATTACCGTTCATAGTATTTATTTTACTTGGGAATGTCATTCCGTCTGGACCGAATCTGTTTTTAATAGTATGAAACCTTCCAGTACCACCAATCTTATCATTAACTTTTCTTGACAAAGACATTACAAAATCAGCAATCATAAGTTTATTGTATGATTCCGACACTTTACCACCTTCTATAATGTCATCCTCCAAAGAAGACCTATTTGCTTGAGAAGCACTCCAACATGGTATTTCATATAAACCAGCAAGACCTCTTAAATCTTCATAGATGTCATTCAATTCCAATCTCTTATCACCAGCTTTAGAAGGTTTAATCAAATCAGCATAATCTATAATAATTAAATCGGGTTTTTTGCCCTGACTGATGCATTTCTCTATATGTGAACCGATAGTAGTAACACTTGCAGTCTTAGTTGGGTAATATTTTAATATCAATTCACCCTTTAGATTAGCTACCGATTCTTTTATCTTTTCTTGTGCATGGTCTTCACTGAGATTTTGGAATGGTATTTTTGTATAAAAGGCATCGAATCGTCTTGCAACATAAAATTGATTAAGTTCCAATGTATAATACACCACAGTTTTACCAGCCTTTACAGCGTTTGCAGCTATACTTACCAATCCCCAACTCTTTCCAATTCCTGCTGGAGCAACTATGATACCCAATTCACCAGCCGCCAAACCACCATTCATAACATCATCAATAACACTCCAACCAGTAGGAATGCAATCCCTAGAACCTTCTTCATATCTCGCGTCTATCTGTATTTTGTACTCATGTCCAATATCTTTGTCTGCACCAGCTTTCATAGCGGTGTCTATTTTCTTTTTAATCAATTCAAAATTGCCAGATTTTAACAAGTCAACCGAGTCTAATATAGCACCCTTCATTTTTTGATTTTTACAAAAATTTAATAGTGCATTTTTAATATACTCAACATCTGTTGAATTTTTATTTGTTTTAATATCTGATAAGGATTTTACTACGGATGTCTTTAATACAGAATCGTCTATAGATAGTATCTCAGACTTCAGTACATCTCCGGTTGGAGTATTCTTGTATGTATTATGATATGCTAAAATCTTTTCAATCAACCAACTATTAGCTTGAGATTCAAAATAGTATGGTTCTATAATATCTGAAACTTGTTGTAAAAATGCTTTGTCTGATAGTAGAATTGCTATTACTTTAGATTGAAATGCATGTCCGTAGTCTGACAAACTATCTTGCATATTTGTTCCTAAACTCATTTAATGTTGTGAAATTTTTTTTAATCCAATTATCAAAATTAGGTATAATTGAATGCAATTTATCTTGAATGTATAACTTATTCAACTCAACAGTTTTAATACAATCGATCTCCCCATCAGACAAATTTCTTATGTTAGATTTGTGTGATTGTGAAATATCAACATCAATCAATTGCATAATTTTATAATTGGTTTCAAGTGTCTGTAAATTATCTTTCAATGATAAAATTGCTTTCGATTTACCATCGTGCAATTTACAAAATTCCAAGAACATTTCCAAATCAATTTTTTGTTTTTCTGATAAAATAGGAAAGTTTTTTTCTATTGTTTTTTTACCAATACCTTTTATACCAGATATATTATCACTCTTATCTCCTAACAAAGCTTTATACAAAATAAAGTTTTCACACCATATTCCAGTCTCCTCGAATAAGTTTTCTGGATCGTACATTTTTTTCTTTGTTGGTAGATATACGTTTACTCTATCTGATACTAATTGTAAAAAGTCTCTATCATTTGATAATATAACAACTTTTTCTTTTAAGTAATTGGATAAATAAGCTATAACATCATCAGCTTCTATTTGGTCTATTGATATTATTGTAATTGGAAGATTGTCAAGGTATTGGTATAAACGAAACAGTTGATGTTTTATTGATGCTTGTTCATCTTCAATACCTTCAAATCCTACAATTCTATTCAATCTACTTTTCATAGAACGTTTTTCTTTGTAGTTTGAATATATCTGTTTTCTTCTATAAGATCCACCTTTACCATCAAATACAACAATAAGACGTGTTGGGTTTACCATACGAACCGTTGATGCTAATGATGTTAAAAATCCAGAAAGACCACCAACGTGCTTACCGTCTTCATTTAAAGTTGGGATGGCTGAAAATGTTCTTATGAACAAATTCATGCCATCCACTATTAGAACTTTACTATCACGGTGTAAAGAATCTTGTTGTTGCTTTTCCAACTCTATTTCATTTAATATTTTAGCGAATTTATTTTTCATACTTCATCAAATGGAATTTCATCGGAAAGAATAACATCGTCAATTCTAGCACCATCTAATTGTTGATACTTCATAATTACTTTATCAGCAATTTCATCATAAACAGTAATTTTATATTCGGGATTGTTTAGGATTTTATCAGCAAACTCTTTGGATTGAAACTTGATAACTTCACCAGATTTTTTATCAGTCCAAGAATACCAAGCACCAGCCTGATTTACCAATCCATATTCTTTCATGGTAGTCAACCAACTACTATAATCATCTATTCCAGAATCAAAATAAATCTCATATTCACATTCACGTAATGGTGGACCAACTCTGTTCTTAACAATTTTAGCCTTAACACGTGAACCTACAATTTGATCGTGCCCATCTACTTTAGATTTTATAGCACCAATAGATGATAAACGAATTCTAACCGATGCATGAAACGGAATACCCTTACCTCCAGGAGTTGTCCATGGATCCGAGAAAGCAGGTGCATTTAGTTTTTGACGTAATTGATTTGTAATCAATAGACAAATTCTTTCTCTACCAATTAGATTGGTAATCTTTCTCATTGCCTTTGAAATTATAAGTGCCTTAGCGGTTGCATACCCATCCTTATCGAAGTCAGCAGACATTTCTGTTTTTGTTGATGCACCCGCGATAGAATCGATTACAATAGTAACCAATCTGTCTTTATCAGAAGAACGTACTTTATCAATAATGACATCAACCGTTGCGAAAATATCTTCTACCGTTTCTAACGGCACATACAACATTTCTTTCAAATTCAAACCAATAGCCATTAGATATTCCGATGATATAGCATTCTCGGTATCTATGTAAACAGCTAATCCACCTTTCTTCTGAGTACTCAATAGTGCGTGTGCAGCCACTAATGATTTACCCGATTGTTCCAATCCTGTTATTTCTGATACTCTACCAACAGGAAGTCCACCGTTTTTCCTATTTGAAATTGCTAAATCTAAAATAGTTGAACCAGTACTTACCCATTCTTTGACAATAGTTGGTGCATCGGTATCACCTTCTAAGAAATAAGCAGTCTTTAAATTTTGTGCTTTAAACTCTTTATTTATAGTATCAGCTATCAAACTACCCAATTCATCAGATAGTTCGTTTTTTGTTTTTGCCATAACTTACCTCAATTAAAAAAGGTCATCAAATGTAACTCCAACGTCTCCAGAAGATGTGGAGGCATCATTGTCTTGTTCTTTATGTGTTTCTTTTTTGGGAGTGTTGTAATTCAAATCTTCGGTGTCATCCGATTGACCTAAATAGGTTTGCAAATGTATCTTCAATTCATCATATGATGGCTCAGGATACAATTCTGTGATGTTTGGATGTTGTTTGATTTTTTCAACAATATCTGAATTTGCGGATACGGGAGACGTATTAGGTTTGATTCGGATACTCGTTTCTGCATAATCTCTTCCTGTCTCTTCGGGAGATTTAACAGTTACAACAATATCACGACCAGTTTGCACATCCGACAAATCTCCGTAATCATCGTCTGCGAAATAACCCAAAAGTTCTTCATAGAGTTGTTTACCAAATCCCCAAAATTTAACACCTTCACTTTCAGAACCTCTGACGATTACTGGAACGTATGTTCTCATTTTTGGTTCTAATTTTCTACCCATAACCCAATCGTTTTTATCACCAGTTTGTTTCATCTTCTCAGCAAAATTTACAATTGGATCAGGTCTACCAAATGAAATTGGAGAAAGAATTGAACGTTTACTCAATTTATAATGGAAGTAAAGTTCAATAAATGGGGCATTTTCTGCCTTGTGTAGGTAGGGAACAATACGAATTTGGTGTTCACCTGGTTCAGGTCTCCAAATATGTGATGTTCGATTGTTTGTGTTTTTAAGTGAGTTTAAGCGATTCTTAATCGCGTCCAAGTTGATACTCATAATGAGCTCCTTAATTAATAAATAATGTGTAATGCTGAACGGTTAATGTTCAATGCATAGTTAATGTTTACAAATATA